GTTAATTGTACTTACACTAAACTGTGTTCCACCAATTGAACAAGTGGCAGCTGCCCCTGTTCCCCCTCCACCGGAAATTGTAATCGTGGGTGGAGTTATATATCCTTTACCACCACTTGTAAGTTCTAATCTTAATATGGATTGGACATTTCCGACACTTGTCGTTATAGCAACTGCAGTTGCCGGGAAATTTCCACCACCAAGATTTGGTGGATTAGAGAAAGTTACGGTTGGTGCTGTTTGATATCCAGAACCATCGTTATTCAAGAATATTTCACTAACTGCACCTGTTGAAATTCCTGCAGTTATTACTGCAGTTCTTGCAGTTCCAACAACTGTGATGGATGTGATATAACCTTCATCTTCTACAGTATTATCAACTTCTTCAATTGCAGTATCAATAAGTTCATTTTCCCATTCATAGAGTTCACAACTTAGTTCATAAGTGTAATTTGATCCTAGTTGATAGAATGGTTTTTCGTGCTCAACTCTTTTAATCTCAAATAATCTTTCACCGAGAGGGAAATAAATCAAATCACCTTCTTTTGGTCTGGTGATCAAATCGGCAAAATCATACTCGGTGATTCTACCTTCTCTGATACCTGAAGAAATACCTTCCAAAAAGGGAGCAATAAATTCTTCATATCTTTCTCTAGATATGGTCAAACTTATTTCATTTTTTAACCTAAGACCAAACTTGGTCATAATGTCACTGTCTGGAGCATATCCTTCATAGTTATTAATATATGCCTCAATCATAAAAACATCATCAAACTTTGATGATTGTATTTCTCTTATGATATCATCAGTTTTGAAAATCTTTCTTGGTAGATAATAAACATCTACACCATAAATCTTTAACTGCTCATTAATGATATCCTGAACAAGAAATTGTTCGTTTGTAGAACCTTGGAGGAAAAATGGATTTAATGACATACTTATTACCCAATCATGTCCATAGGTGGCAGTTCATAGTCGGATGACATTCTCTGTCTTATCTCATCCAGTTCTCTCTGCCCATCTTCATATAGAGCTCTACCATTTAGTTCAACACCACCAGGAAGTTTTACTCCTTGGAATTTGATCAAGTTTTGTCCCCACTGTTTCTTGATTGAAGCAGTCAAATATTTTTTAACAAAACTATCATTGAATACTTTTGAATAGTCTGCAGGATCCATTGCTCTGTAGCATTCAATCACAATAAAACTATTTGCCTCTTGTGCTCCCCAGTCAATATCAAGATATAATCTATTTTGTCTTTGATTGAATCTAATCTGCTTTTCTGTTGTCAATAACATATCAATATCTTCCAAATAAGATTTGGTCATTGAATATGTCAATAAGTCTACAGAGTTAAAGAAATACAAATCATTCAAAAACAACTGATATTTGATACTAAACATTCCACCCGAAATGGAACTAGTATCAAACTTAAATATTTTCTCAATACCAATTACAGAATCTGGAACTTGGATGAAGTTTGAAGTTTCATAAAAGTTAGAAGTAACTGCCCCAAACCCAGCAATATTGGTTGAGGTTCCTGTTGTAGTAACAATACCAACACCAGTCGTTGTAACACCAACAGAACCTGATCCAGATCCTCTGCCACGATTAATATCATCTTGAGTAATCTTATATTTAAGATATGTTTTTTCTACACCATCAAAGTGTCTTTCATTAAAATATTGAAGTGTGTCGTCGAGTAAATCATCAACCTGTTCATCTGCAACGTTAATTTCCAAAACAGGTGCGCCAAGTTGTCTAAGGCAATAATCTTTGAGTTCTTGTCTAGTGGTTGGTTTTGCCATTAGTATTCTCCCCCATCAATGAGACCGGCAGTAAGAGTTCCAGAAATAAACACATTATTTGAGAACGTTGCAATACCAACAAATGTTGATAATCCTGCAACGTGCAAATCTCTAGAGAGTGTTAAGTCACCACTAGCAGTTAATGTAGATGCGGCACCAGGATATCCTGCTTCAAGACCACTTCTGGCAGTGATCAATCCAATAGCATCAACGTTAGTTACATCTTCATAAGTTAATGTTCCTGCAATAGAAACATTACTATTGAAAATGGCATTTCCAACAAATGTAGAAACTCCCGATACATTTAAATTGTCTAACTCAGTGTGCCCATCAATATCAACATCACCGTTGAAGTTAACAGCACTGACGAAAGTGGAAACACCCGATACATTAAGGTTGTCTAACTCCGTATGGCCATCTACATCTAGATCACCATTGGCATCAATGTTGCCAGTAAAAGTTGATACTCCAGTTACTTGAAGATCTGATGTTGTTGTTACACCAGAAACATTTAAGTTATCAAGTTCAGTATGACCATCAACGTCAAGATTTCCATTTAAATTTAAATTTCTTGCAGTTATTTCATCAAGTACGAGATCATCATTAACATATAAGTCCCCACCAACATATAGATCTCCTCCAGTGGTTGTAATGCCACCAGAAGATGCTAAAGTGGTAATACCAACAGATTTGAATGAGGAGTTTACTGTTGTTTGATTTAGAATATCAACTGCAGCATTAATATCTAAATTAGAGGCAAATGTTGCAATACCTGCAACAGAAATCGCACCACCAATATTTACTTGTTTTACGACTCCAAGACCACCATTAACAACTAAAGCACCGTTTGTAGGTGCCGAAGAGCTGGTTGTATTTGGAAAAGTTACAATACCTGTAATATTCAAGGATGACGAATCAATCGTATCCGTCATATAGAAAGATTCTGTGGCAAGATCCCATACCAGGATCATTCCATCTCTAGTTTTTAGAGTAGAATCTACGTCAGTTAAATTAACTAGTCGTGTTGGTGGTGCAGAAGCATTAGATAATACACGGATTACATTCTGAGAACCAATCCTATCGTTAATATTAGGCATTACCTGGTGACTCCCCCTCGTATTAGTGCTGCACCCTCTACAGCTTTATATTCTCTGCCAGCATTTGTAATTTTTACGTCAAAAACGTACCTTCCAGGTTTCAAACTACTGGATTGTGAACCAGTTAAAGAAATTGAAATGATACCTAGTTCAGGACTAGTAATGGTAGATCCAAAAGATACTGATGTAGTTGCACCATAATGTTTTCTAAGCTGTGCAGTTGTTGATGCATCTGTTAAAATCAAAGGCGAATTGGTTCTAGTGTCTTCCAACTGAAATGACGTATCAAAATCATATCCTTGTTCGATCACAATATTGGATACATAAACAGCCATTATTTTATGATGCTAATATACCTCTAGCTATTTATATTAATTGCTGAGGCTAGTTATTTTTGAAGCAATTCTTTAAGAAGACTTTTTATTTCATCAATATCTTTTCTCATATCATCCAACTCTTTTTTACGCAAATCTTTTTGCACTAAAGAGGTTACATATTGATTGTAACCGGCAGTATCGCAGTTTACGATAGCACCGGTATTTTCATCTCGATATAGATTTGAGTGTCCTTCTACCTTTATCATCTGAGTGCAATAACTCTAAGATCTGCGAAACGAGGTGCTTGTGCCTGATTGGAACTTGACATTACAATTTTAATACCATATCCAATGAAGAGATCCAGATTATCGACTGTGAACTCATATTCTAAAAATTCTCCACCTAGACTTGCTCTTACCTTTCTATCAGGTAATCCACTATTCTTAGATGGGTCAACAACTAATAATCCTTCTGTTGTTTGTTTCAGATTATTATATCCTGGGAACAATTCATATGATTGTCCAACTTCACTAGAATCTGCCTTTATAGTCGTATATAGAACTCTGAAATCGGCATCTCCAGGTCTTTCTGCGGAAATGATAACTTTAAGTCCAGATGCGGGATTTTGGAGATTAGTTATATTTGAATAATATACTGATGCATGTGGATCGTCAAGTACAGAATTAACTCTATTGTCACCTGGATAGTTTGTTATTGGTTTGTTGATTCTATTCAGATTAAATATGGATCTTGCAGATTCTAAATCCAATATTGGAGAAAGTGCATTATTTGGATCACTGGAGTTGAAAGTAATTGCAGTTGTAAATGATTTCTTTCTTGGCATAGCAGTTAGATATTGATTCTGATTTGCCTCAGATGCAACCATTCGAACAGAATTTAAGGAATTGA